ATTAGCAGAGGTTAGCTCTACTTCATTTAGTGCATTTAAAACTCTATTGCATAATACTAGATATGTTGCCATTATATTCCTAATTCTAAATTGTTAAATCCTTCTATTGGATATGAATCAACCTCAAAACATATAGAATCAAAGTAAGCATCATAATCTCCTTGACTATCAGCGTACGCTCTAAATTGTTCTACATATAATTGAGTAGATGATAAACATGTATCCATGTCTGGATATAAATACCCTTGATATTTTACTGAGGGCCAGTTTGGCATTGACGTTATTATTATCGCCATAGCTACTTTAATCATTTTTTAATAAATTTATTATTGTATCTAATTTTTTTTCTAAATTATTTATTCTTTTTTCTAATTCTGTTATATTTGTATCTTCATAGAAAGGCGTAATTATTTCTCCAGTAGCTATTACTTTATTATCAGTAGTAGTTTGCCCTTCTGTCATATTCCATTTAGTCATTATATTCCTTACAAAAAGTAAAGGGGGCTAAAACGCCCCCATTATAATTATGAAGTGTTTGAAGCAGTTTCATCTGAACCGCTAACATCACACATAATTGCATAGACACGAATCTTACCTGCAGTATCTTGTGCACCACCTGTTGTTACATCAAGTGTATCAGCAGAGCCGTACACATGACCAGAGTTAGATGCATGAGCTACAGGAGCCGCATGTCCAGTTGCATTTGTGTCACCATCAACGTATCTATCTGGGTCATCACCATCACCTAAATCAAAGGTTACTGATGAAGAAGCCGCAGTTAATACTTCTAAACCTGCATTAAGAATCATAGTCTCTGCAGGAATATTCAATGCTTGAATTACATCCCCACTTGCAGGGTCAAACAAAGAATTGTCGATTGTGTTTTCCACATAATATGGTTTCCTTCTTGTAGAAGGATGCCCACTAGTTCCACCAGTTACTTTACTTACTGTTGCCATTTGTATACCCTCCTATTAATCAATTAATAAATGTCTTGCAAAAAGTGCTTCCGTACGAAGTACTTTTCTTCCAAATATATGCAAACCTCTTACGATGTCCGCAAATGAATCTGGGTCTCTAACTACTTCAGTTTTTGCAATTTGATTTGCAGTAGCTGTTGAAGACATGTGTCCAAACATTACTTTAAAATAGTTAGAAGTTGATGATGCCGCAAAGTTATTGGTCATATATAGTCTAAAACCATTAACTTGACCGTCCATGACGTTACCATTTCTCAATGGTGAAGTTCCGTCACCAGTAACAGACGCATCCATTAGTTTTGCACTAGCTTGTCCAAGCTGTTCGTAAAACTCTGGAGTTCCTAAGAACCATCTGTTATCTGTTGGTACGTCTGCTGCATGTAATCTTTTAGCAGAGTTTGCTAAAATATCTGTTGGGTCAGTTTCTGAAGAACCGAAACCTGTGTCAGTTCCAGAACCATCTGAACCTACAGTGGTGCCTGCACCCGAAAACATTGCTGCAATTACGTTTTCATCGTATGAATCTTTTAGAGCGTATGCTCCAGAAGAAGTAGCCAAAGCCTCAAAGTTAATATGAGATTGTCTTTCTTCGATATCGTCAACTTTAAATGCAAATGCATTAGCCTGGTCTACAGTAAGTTGGAGTTGGTCATCAGCCAAATTTTGGATGTTGATTTGTCCACCTCTTGTGTATGAGCTTACTGTGATTGTTGGCTCTTTGATAATGTTAACTGTATCTCCGAAATTTTCAATCTCTCCTGCATAGTCAGTATTAGTAATATCTTCTACTACTGATGCAGTTCTAAAGAACTTTTGGACTTTTTGACTATAAATAATAGGTAAAAAATTACCCGAAGGTAGGTTATCATAACCTGCCGCTTTTGATATTGCCATGTTGTCCTCCTATAGACAGTTAAAGATTAACCATTGACAATTCTACCTTCCTTTCTAGCTAAGTCGATATCTTTTTCATACTTTGCAAATTGATGTGGTTTCATTTTAGCTATCTCGCTAATCTTCCACATTTTTTTGTTTGAAGTATCTACTTCACGTTTACTAGTTGATGTAACAGATTTAGATGCCTCTAACGATTTAGCAGTTTTCTTTTTACCATATCCTGTATCCATTTTGTATAAGTCTATAGCTCTTGCTGCTAATTTTGCATTGGTAGTATTTTCATACAACCAACCTTGAATAGTAGAGTCTTGTTTCGATACCCATTCATGAAATTTATCGTCTTCTCTTATTTCACTAAAATCTGGATGTAGCTTTGATAGTTCTACTTCTGCTTTATCTTTTTGAACGGCCATTTGTTGGCTCTCTAATTCTTTAAGATTGCTTTCAACCTTCTTAGCTTTTTCATCTGCTTTAGTGTAAGCGATAGTTTCGATAATATCATAAACATCTGGATACTTTTGTCTCCATGCATCTACTTCTTCTTTTGTTTTTGGCAAGTTAATCTTGTCAGCATTTTCTTGTAACTGAAGTCTTAACTTTTCAACATCGTCTTTATGCTTATTGACTGTAGAATCGTAATGTCGTTTAAGGTCGTCATAACGTTTCTTAAACACTTTCTCTTCAGCGTTGACAGGGCGTTCTTCCTTTGGAGTGGCTTCTTCTTCTGAAGAAGTGTCCTCTGAAACGGTAGCTGTGTCCTCTGCTTCTTCCTTAGTAACTTTACGTTTATAAGGAACAGGCTCGAGAAAAGCCTCTTGTTGAGATTCCTCTTGAATCTCTTCTTGTTTATTTTCTTCCATTTTATTCTCCTTTATTGGTGCTGTTGGAAAACAGGTGGCCTAGAGTCGCTTTGGGGCTATGACTATGCAGTCATAGGTGGCCTATTCATTGGTGCTCCTAGTCCTTCTTGATTAGGAGCTTCTGCTGCCATCGGTGACGGAGCAGAAACTGGTTGTGGTGCAGCAGGCGGTTGAGCGTTAGCCGTCATGTCTTGCACAAATTGTTTCATTGATTCTTCTGGTGTACCTGCTTGATATCTGTTTACAATTACTGAAACAGGTATAACAATAACAGGCTCTTTCGGGCCTCTATCTTGTACAGCACTTACGTCTACACCTTTTGATTGTAATGCCTTTTTAACATCCTCTGTTAAATGCATATCGAGCACAGCATCATCTACTGCACCCATTTCTGGTTGTGCACCCATAGGTGCTTCTCCCATAGGAGGTTGGCCTCCCATTGGAGCGTTTGGGTCGTTCATCATTCCATTTGCCATATTATTCTCCTATGTTAAAATCCGCTATATCTACCCGTTCTAGCAGCCTGTTCTATTTTTGATTGAGTGTAACTTTTACCGCTTGGTGTTCTTGCAGTATCTTTTTTAAACTGAGATTGTTGAGCAGCTATACTTTTTGCTTGTTGCCTTACATAATCTCTTTCAGCTTCACTTTTAGATTTACCTCGTGTTTCTTGTTGTTGTTCTACAAAATCTGATTTTCTTTTTTCTTCTTCTTTTCTTCTTTTTGTTATTTCTCCACCAGATTTTTCAAACTCTTCTTGTCTTCTTCTTCTCTCTTCTTTTTCTTCTTGAGCTTTTCGTTCTTCAATAAGCTGAAGTTGTTTTCTTTCTTTTTCTGCTTCTGCTCTATCTGCGTCAGCTTTTGCTTTTCGTGCTTTTTCTTTTTCTTCTTGTTCTTTTATACCAGAAGCTGCTAGATAATTATCTTCAGTGTAATTACTTACAGCATTATTTGCAACAGTGCTAAATGCTGCTAATTTTTGAGCCATAAAATCATCAAACTGTTGTACACTTTCTTTTGTGCCAAATATTTTATTACCAAAACCTGGAGCTATAACATCAGAGTATGGTATACCATAATAATCTGCTTCAAACTTTTCTATTGTTGGTATAATAACTTGACTATTAAAAGTATAATTTCCAGTGCCACCTCTTTCATCAGTTACGTATATATCACCTCGATTTACTATATTTTTATCAACCAAGTAATTAACAACTTTATCAAGAGAGGCTTGCCCTTCTACTTGTTCTTTACCCATTCTACCTAGTAAGACATCTAGCACTCCACCTTTTCTTTGGACTCTGTTTAAATCTAATACTAATTGCCCTTTATCATTTAGTTTAACAAAACCACGTTGTTTATAGTTTTCAATTAACTCACTTGCACTCATGTTATTGTATTCATCATCAGTAGCAATAAAATTGTTATCTGTAGTGTTTCTATCTGTTCCTGCTATTCTTACTGGAGTAGTATCACCACCACCGCCTGTAGTTTGTGTTTGTTCATCAGCAAAAGGATTTTGATAGTCTGGGTCAATAACACATTGTTTTAAACTGCTATCATACTTATATCCTGGTGGACAAGGGTCATTCTCTGGTTCATCTGGAGTTGTATTAGACGGAGGTACATAGTCAAACTTTGGGTCTGCTGTACTAAATGCGTTAGTGTCTATAAAGTCGTTTGGTTCATTGCTAAAACTCCAGTTACCTGTAGCTGCGTCATAATTTAATCCAATAGTGTTTCCCTTGTAATACATATTATTTTCTCTTAAGCTGCTCCCTCATCTTCATCAGTTCCTGCAGAGAAGCTATCTTCCCCTGGAGTCGGTACACCTCCAACTCCGATGTTGCCACCGCCAACGCCTGTAATGTCGTCTGCATCCGCTCCTGTAGGAGCTCCTCCATCATCGGCCATTGAGGGCTGTTGATTATTGCTTTGATTCTGTTGATTTCCATTTGCCATCCCCATTATTTTTGCAAAGATTGCCGCTTTCTCTGGGTCGTTTATTAATTTTTCTGGTTCTATATCAAGTGACTTTGCAATCTCAGATAATATAGAATGCCATCTTACAAACGGAGCCAAATTCTGATTTGATGCAACTTGTAAGAAAGTCATCAGTCTTTGTGACCTTACTTCTTTTTGCATCAGTGATGTTGTGCCTCTTGCTTTAACATGTAAGTCACCTTTTATTTCTGGAGCATCTTCATTAAATTGCATGTTCCATGAAAATAAAGTTTCTCCTAAAGGTCTTAGAAGCATATCATCAATATTTTTTATTACTGTTTTTATACTTAGAGCTGCTGCACCCATTAACATGGACATACCTGCTGCAGTTCTAGTTGTTGATTGTACTCCTGTAGTACCATGAGAGTACGATGGAATGCCTGTAGATTCATCAGCTAATTGCCTAAACCTATCAAACATCATTAAGTTTTCATTTGCTGTATTAGGAAACTTAACCCCATGTATTGCTTGACCTGGCATACCACTTTGTCGTCTAAATATTTTACCAGGAAATACTTTCATATCTTGTCCAGGTACTAGCATTGTCTCATCGACATCAAATACTAAATTACCTGCAAGTGCTAAATTATCAATAGCCATTCTTGCATGGCCATTCATAATTGTTTGTGCATCATCCATATTTTCTGGAATACCAATACCAAAAAATTGATATGGGTTTATTTCATATGGACAAACTAAATAAGGTAATCTTGTAGGAGTAAATGGATTTAATACTAATCGTATTATTTCACCATTACATACCCAACAATTAACTTGGACTTCATCCATGTC